TAGATTTACGGATGAATATATAATGGACGAAGAAAACTTTGAATCGTTGAACGGATATGAAAAAGGATTAGCTATGAAGACATCAGCCATAATTACAAAGACTATCAAAGGCAAGTATGAGGACGATAAAGAATTGTTTGAAGAAGACAGAGAAGAATATCGTGACATACTAAAAAACGGAGATGATCTCTTTATGAATGGGGAGTGAATGGCATGAACCTAATCCAATGCGACCCATGTAACAAACGCATACAAACTAATCAAGCAGTCATCAAAGACATAGAAGGTTTGGCTAGGGTGATGTTTAATGAACATAAAGAAAAGATGTAACAAGATTGGTTGCAAAGAGTTTATAAGTATAGCCGAAACATACTGCAAAGATCATGACAATCATAACAACAAAGTATATGAACAGATAAGAACATCAACAGAAGAAGGTCGAAAGTATAAAAGATTCTATGATACAAAAGAGTGGAGAACATTACGTTATCAAACACTATTAAACGCTGGCTTTATATGTGAAATATGTGGAGTGAGAGAAGCGACGATTGGTGATCACGTTATACCTACTAAAGTAAGATGGGATTTACGGTTAGACAAGAATAATGTACAAGCAGTTTGTTCAGAATGTCACAACAAGAAAACGGAAGAAGACAAAATGGAGTATGGGATATGACCCCCATCCGAAAAGAACCCTTGGTATATAAATTTCTGTAGGACGGTGCGCAGTTTTCTCTCTGAAATATGCGATTTTGAAACATCAAAAATGGTCAAAATGAATAAAAGGAGGTGAGATTGTATGAGGGGCAAGCCTTCACGAGGTTTATATACAGAAGAAGAGCTAAAAAAACACAAAAAAGGTAAAGACCATATTGCTAGAGAATTAGCGAAGCAAGAAACGCTCAACAATTATGATGCAATCAAAGTAAAACCTATTCCAAGCCATTTAGATTACTACGGTAAAGAAGAATGGAAAAGAATTATGCCGCTGTTGCAACAATTGCCTATAGCTGAACTAGATCGACAGATGATTGAATCATATTGTCAGCTGCACGCTTATAAAAGAAGATTGCAAGCAGATATAGATAAGCATGGTACGTCAATTAATTATTATGACAGTGAAGGTAATCTAACTAGCAGAAGAGCGAACCCTGATTACAATCAATACCTTTCCACCGTTAAAGAAATACGAATGATCGCTAATCAATTAGGTATGACGATTAATAGCCGTTTGGAATTAGCTGTTCCAGAAGACGATAAAGAAGAGGATGAAGTATTGAAGTTGTTGAAGGGGTGATACTATTGAAAAACGAAAAGGTTACATGTGATGAATGTCATCATCTATTTAAGATAAAACCGAAAATAAAAACGCATCAAGTTAGTATTAAAGAAACATATTTTAATTGCCCAAAATGCAAAAAGAAGTATATAGGCTTTGTAACGGATCATGAATGTAGAAAATTGCAACGAGAAATAAAAAGTATAAGAAAATCTAAAAATGATGTCGCTTTAAGATTAGTGAACGTAGAAATAACTGATGAAGAGTACGAAGTTGAAATTGATAAAATAGATGGCGCAATAAAAGACAAGCAAAAGATATTAAAGTCTAAGATGGATGTATTGAAAGGAAGAATGCAGAAGGAGTTGGTTTGATTGGATGAAGCAAAGGAACTGCTAGAAGATATCGGCATTCAAACACACAACCCCGATGGGACCGAAAGAACTAAAGATGAACTGCTTCAAGATATGTTAAGAGTTACATCCAAACTGGAAGAAGCCATAAACTCAAAGGCACTTACTTAATTGTAGGTGTCTTTTTATTATGCATAAAGGAGGATATTGCAATGATGATTGTAAGAATAAAAACAGTCGCAAATACTGAAGTTCAAAATAAAGTAAGAGAACGAATTAAGGAACAAATGAAAGAGGGATTAATTGTTCATGATGACAATATAGAAATAACCTTTGCGGATAATATGTGTACTCAATGTGGTAGTGCAGATTTAGAGGAAGTCAAAGCGCATACTGATGACGGAATTGTTTTAGGTCATTTACGTACGTGTAATAACTGTGGAGATAAAAAGGACTTATTGAAATGACTTTCAATGATCCTGGCACACAATACGCTAAAAAAATAGTTAATGGCGATATTGTCGCTGGTAAAAAAGTTATTAAAGCATGTCGACGACATTTAGAAGACTTGGAAAAAGAAGACTTTGGTTATGTGTATCTTCCAGATCGTGCAGAGATCGCTGTTAAGTTTATGGAAATACTACCAGATATATCAACTGGTGAAATGGTACCACTAGCAGAATTTCAAAAATTTATAGTCTACTCATTATTTGGTTGGTATCACAAAGAAGATAATAATCTACGTCGATTTAACAAAGCATTAATAAGTATGGCACGTAAAAATGGGAAAAGTGCACTTATAAGTGGTGTTGCTATATTTGAGTTTCTAGCTGGTAAGTATCCTATTCAAAACAGGCAAATATATTGTACAGCTCAATCAAGAGAACAAGCATCTATTGTATTTAATATGGTTGTGCAAAGGCTAGATGGTTTGTTAGCTAAATCAGAAGCAATCCGTAACGACGTAAGAAAAGTGCGAAACGAAATCAATCAAAAGTCATCATACAGTGTATTGAAGCCTTTATCTAAAGATACAGGTAATATAAACGGTCTTGCTCCAACCTTATCTATACTAGATGAATATGGAGCTAGTACGACAAATGAAATGATGGAAGTATTAGAAAGTGGTTCAATGCTTCAACCTAATATGCTTACGTTAATTATATCAACAGCATATTTTGACCTTAATTCACCAATGTATGAGCAAGAGTATAAGCATGGCGAAAAGATACTTAATAAAGAAGTTGATCAGGATAACTACTTTGTTTTGGTATATGAACAAGATGAAGAAAAAGAAATTTATAACGAGGAACTATGGGTAAAATCTAACCCATTATTAGAAGTTGATTCTATTCGTAAGACTCTCATGCGCAATTTAAGAGAGCGATTTAATGAAATGGTCGCAAAGAATGACTTACTTGGCTTAATCGTTAAGAATTTCAACATGTGGAAACAAGGTAGTGAGAATTCATTTCTTCCTATCAAAGAGTGGCAAGCGTGTGAAGCGGATCCGATTAATACTTATGGTCGTGATGTGTTTCTTGGCCTTGATTTATCAAGAACAGGAGATTTAACAGCACTGTACGAGATATATCCATTAAAAGATAATAAATTTTACATTGATGGCCATTCATTTGTTGCCACTGTTGAAGGGTTAGTAGCGAAATCACAAAGAGATAAGATTGACTATGAAATGTTAATCAATAAAGGTTATGCGACTAAAACAGATTTAAAGAGTGGATTTATCAATATTACTCAAGTTGTCCATTATGCTGCTAATTTAATCATTAAAAACAACTTAAATGTACAGGCTTTTTGTTATGATAGCTGGCATATCGCTAATTTTATAAGTGAGTGGGAAAAACATTATCCTGATTTGGATATTCCATTTGTAGAAGTTCCTCAAAACTATAAGTATTTATCCGAACCAATTAAGCAATTTAGGTTTAACGTGTATGAAAGAAAAATACAACATAGCAACAATCCATTATTAAACATAGCGGTCAATAATGCGGTGATTAAATATGATAATAACGCAAATATGATGTTAGATAAGCAGAAAAACCGTGAAAAGATTGACCCCATTGTTGCAGTAATTACAGGGTTTTCGGAAGCTAAAGACTATGAATATCAAGGAATGGACATAAAACAGATTGAAGAATACATCCTTAGTGATGATTTTGGGTTTTAGAGAGGTGAACAAGTGAATATCAACAAGATTAATGACTTTATAAAATCGATAGGTCTTTTTTTATTGGCAAATTTAACTGGAATCATATTTTTAGGTGGTTTAGGAATTGTGGTATATACATTCTTCAGAATATCTATAAATACAGGATTCTTTGCATTAGGCGCATGTTTAGTCATCGTTTCTCTAATTTTAGCAAAAGAAAGGGGGTGACGATGATTGAGGATATTTACTAATGCAGAAAAACGTAATTATACGGAGGAAGAAGCAGAAGTTTTAATTAGTATGCTTCCTGGTTTTAGTGGAACATCATCTAAATTTGTATCTGCTAAAGCTATTGAGAATAGTGATGTATTCACGATTGTTAATTTACTTGCTAGTGATGTTGCTTCATTAGATATTGAGAAATCGAAGTCAGGAGTAAATGAAAAGGACGAAATAACTAGACTGCTGAACATTAAACCGAACAATTTATATTCAGGTGGGACCTTAAAGTTCATTATTACAGCTAATGCGTTATTAAATGGTGAATCTTTTTGTGAAATCATTCGTAATGCGAGAGGTGAACCACTTGCGCTGGATCATCTATTGAACTCGAATGTAACTGTGAAAATGGATGAAACAACTAATTATAAACTGGAATATCATGTTAGCGGATTAAAGAGAACAAAAGTTGTAAAGCCAGAAAATATACTTCACTTTAAGTTTTTTACACTGAACGGAATTAATGGTGTATCACCTTTAAATTCGCTCAAAGACGATTTATCCATGCAAAAAGATAGCAAGCGCTTCTTGGCTAACTTCTTTAAAAACGACACTCAAACAGGCGGATTGTTGAAAATGAAGCATGGTAAATTGTCGAAAGAAGCAAGGGACAAAATAAAAGATGAATGGCAAAAATCTAATGCTGGAGTTAATAACGCTCACAAAGTATTGGTCATTGATGAAACATTTGATTACGAGCCAATAGAAGTTGACACAGAAATACTAAAGTTGATCAACGCCAGTACGTTTAGTACAGAAACAATTGGTAAAGTGTATCGCATCCCACGTCACAAATTAGGTTTAGAAACATCTAATATGTCACTAGCACAAGCTAATTTGGATTATCTCACATCAACTTTAAACAGTTATCTAAAGGTTATTACAAATGAATTAAACTTTAAATTGATTGATGATTATGAAGAAAGTTTCGAGTTTGATACAGCTCCATTTAAGACGGTTGACGTTGAAACGCACGAAAAAATAGTAATGGGTAGGTTTGATAAAGGAGTCATAAGTTTAAATGAAGCAAGAATAAAAACAGGCGACAAGCCTATCAAACATAAAAATGCCGATAAACACTTTGTCAGCCTAAATTACACGACTTTAGATCAAATCGAAGAGTATCAGATGGCTAAAGCTAATAATGGATTGAAAGGTGGTGATGATGATGGATAAAACGGAGACCAGGGAACTATTAACAAATAAAATTGAAATACGAGAAGATGATGACGGTAATAGAACAATTAGTGGTTACGCAGTCAAATGGGAAATGAAATCGCAGGTTTTGGGGATGTATTTTAAATTTAGAGAACAAGTCAAAAAAGGCGCATTTTTAGAATCCCTAACCAATGACGATCAACGCTTTTTGTGGTCGCATGATGTATCCCAAGTTTTAGGAAGAACTAAAAATGGAACATTGCGATTAAAAGAAGATGATGTTGGCTTGCGTTTTGAATTAGATTTACCTAAAACAACGTTAGGTAATGACACTTATGAATCTATAAAGCGTGGAGATGTTGATGGTGTTAGCTTTGGCTTTCGAGTAGAAGATGATGAGGTGCAAGAACCAGAAGATGACTTACCTTTACGCACTGTCAAAAAAGCCAAGCTATTGGAGGTGTCAGCTGTGGCATTCCCTGCCTATCCAGATAGTGAAGTTTCTGCTAGGGGATATGACAGAATGAAACAGTATGATAATGAGCTAAAGGAATATCGCGAAGAACAAGTAGCGAAAATAAACACTTTA